GCTGGGTCGCCAACGAGGAGGGCACCCGATCCAAGCCCGCCGGGCGCAACGATTACAACTTCCTGAACGTCGGCGTCACCGACAGCGGCCCCCTCTCGCTCGTCAACGACCGAAGCTGGAAATCGCCAACCGGCGCCGCCGCCAACACCGCCGCGTTCCTCAAGGGCCAGAAGTACGGCGCGAGCCCCGGCATCCGCCAGATCCTCAAGACCGTCGGCGGATCAGTCGGCGATCAGATTCACGCCATCCAAGGCTCCGGTTGGGCCTCAGGCGGCGAATCGTCGCTGCCCCAGCTCGTCAGCCAGACGCGCGGCCTGCACAACATCGGCGGCAGCGCCTCGGCCCCGGCGACGACGAAAGCCTCGATGGCCCGCGTCTCGACCCCGACCGCAACCAAGTCCGTCGCGACCACGAGCGCGGCGCCCCAGGGCCTCTCCGACCTCATCGACGCCCTGCAACCCGCCCAGCAGACCCAGCAGGTCGCGCCGACCAGCTTCAACCCCGGCACGAGCAAGTACCTCGCCGGTGGTCTCACGCCCGGCTCGGTCCAAGCCCCCGCGCAGACCCAGCAGCCCGACGTCGCATCGCAGCTCGCGTCCCTCTCGGCGATCCAGCAGCCGACGACGACGACCAGGACGACGACGACGAACAGCCAACCGACAGCGACGAACAGCCAACCGACAGCGACGGCAGCCAGCGCCGGAGGCCACGTCGCCACCCAGCGCGCCGGAGCCAACCGCGCATCGAGCTTCGCCAACAGCCACGTCGGCCACTACGCCGAGAACCAGGGCTCAAACCAGGGCTCCCAGCTCAACAGCCTCGAAGCTCGCGTGGGCATGAAGGGCGAGCCGTGGTGCGCGATCTTCGCCACGACCGCCGCCGTCCACGGTGGCGCTCCGACCGCCGCGCGTACCGCCTCGGTCTCCCAGATCGCCCAGTGGGCGCACGCCGGAACCAACGGCTACCAGCGCGGGATCCTCCCAACCTCCCAGGCCCGCAAGGGCGACCTCATCATGCGCGGCGGCGAGCACGTCGGTTTCGTGGACGGCCGCACCGCCAACGGCGGGATCATCGTCATCGAGGGCAACGCCAACGGCTCCGGCGGCGTCGCCAAGCGCGTCTACCAGCCCGGCGCATGGACCGGCATCGCCCGACCCACCTACCGACGGTAGAGTTTCGGTCCTGTCCTAGCGACACGCGACAATTGGAGACCTGATGGCAGTCGCACGAAAGTTCAGCCAAGAGGGACACCGCGACGGGCCGATGCAGCCCAACGCCCAGGCCAGCCACCGTCCCCAGACCCAAGGCCACCCGGCCCAGAACCACAAGCCCGGCTCGGCTCGGCCCCACGGAGCAGCGGGCGCAACGCCCAAGACCCGCAACATGGCCCAGTCGGGCACCACGCACGCCAAGCCCGGCGCCGGTCTCAGCGGCGCGATGGCCCCCGACTGCCAGCCCGGCGCGATGGGCTCCTGATGCGACGCACCGGCACCCTCGGGAACAAGTACCCCGGCGCCTCGCCCGCCGTCACCAAGGCCAAGGCACCCGGCACGATCGCCCACAGCGTCATCCCCAAGACGACGCTCCCCAAGACGACGCTCCCCAACGCCCCGGCCGCCCCAACCCCGCCGCGCACGTCGTTCAACCGCTCCGCCGCCGCCAACCCCAACCCGACCCCCAAGGGCAAGGTGGCACCGACGTCGCTGCCCGGCGTCACCGACCGCCCGGCCCCGAAGTCCAGCGGCCCCAAGACGGCGAGCCTGTCGATCTTCGAGACCGCCGCCAAGAACGCCCTGCGCCCCAACGGCCGGAAGAAGAAGTAGTGGGCGCCCTCGTGGCCCTCGCACGACGCCAGTCGGCCACGATCCCGCCATCCAAGGGCCACCCGTCCGGCCGCTTCCCGATGCCCGACCGCAAGCACGCCCGCCTCGCCCTGCAGATGCTCCCCCGAGCCCAGGGCATGAGCGCCCGCGACCGAGCCGCCGTCCGCAACCGCGCCACCCGAATGCTTCGCCGTGGCCGATAGCTACGACAAGCTCACGACCGACGAGAAGTGCTACTGGAATCTGTACACCCGCCTGCGCCAGCTCTCCGACTGGTCGGGCTTCACCGACGGCCAGGACCAGGCCCGAGCCGAATCCCGCGACTGGCTCGTCAACCAGCGCAAGCAGATTTGGCGCGCCGCCCAGCCGAAGTCTGAGGGCGGCGACGGCAACGGCTGGGGCGTCAACAACCGCCAGGCCCGCTACGACATGCTCAAGGACGAGTCGCTGAACACCGGCTCGCCGCACGACATCTGCCAGCTCCCGACCAACGGCGGCACGCCGACCGAAAAGGTCAAGATCGCCGAGCGCATGATGTGGTGGAACCAGTCATCGGTCGACGCCGCGACGAAGGACTGGCGCCAGTCAAACGCCGACTGGCTCACCGCCCGCCGCAAGCAGGTCTGGCACCTCATAAACGACCCCGACGGCGACGCGAGCGCCGACCGCCCGCTGCGCTACGACAACCTCTGCATCGCCACCAAGACCGGCGACGCCTACGACCAGTGGTCCGCCAGCCACGACGACCGCACCGGCGCGAGCAACCCGACGTCCAACGCCACGAGCGCCCGCGCCCAGGCCGTCTCCAACTGCCGCAAGTACCTCGGCGTCACCGAGAAGCCACCCGACTCCAATCGGGGATCCCCGCAACCCGACGGCTGGGAGAACCGCGTCTACGGCTCAAGCGGCGTCCCGTGGTGCGCTTGCTTCGCGACGTGCATGGCTTGGGATGCCGGAGTCAAGGGCTCAAGCTCAGCCGCCGTCCAATACATCATGTCGATGGCCCAGTCGGCTCAGGGGATGTTCCGGGGCTGGACGACCGACCCGAGCGACGTCCTGCGCGGCGACCTCGCCGTGATCTCCTGCTCGACCTGCCACGTCGGCATGGTGGTCGACTCAGATGATGTCTGCCACACGATCGAGGGCAACACGAGCCCCGGCTCAGAGGGCTCCCAGTTCAACGGCGGCTGCGTCGCCGAGAAACACCGACCGCGCGCAGACATCGTGGGCTGGGCGCTCGTGGACTACCCATCGTGACCGAGCCCGCCATCACCCAAACCCGCCGCGACGGCAACGACGCGATGCTCGGCGAGCGCGGCCTGCGCCAAGCCGACCGCCGGACCCAAGCCGCGCTGGCCGCGATCAACGCCGAAGACACCCTGACCGCCAACACGGAGCCGCTGGACGACGGGCTCCCCGACGCACAGTAGGAGCCCCAATGCTCGCCGTCATCCTGCGTGGGCACGCCGACCTCTCAGACGTCTGCCTGCTCATCGCCGTCATCCTCGCCGTCCTCGCCGCCCTCGCATCGGCGCCCCGAGAGACCGCCTCCCCCTACGCGATGACGCTCGGCTGGCTCGCCGTCGCGTTCGCCGCCTTCGGCTGGCTCGCGCTCTAAGAAAAAACCATGCAGTTAGCGACTTGCCGGCCTCTATTTGCGTGACGTCTGTCCTGACGACAGGATACGTTTCCCCCTATGGACAGGGAGCAGATCATGGAGCTGCGCCGCCCCTTCGCCCCCGAGGCCGTCAAGTACAAGATCCAGACCGGCCCCAAGGACAAGCAGAGCGGCGGCAAGACCAACGCCATCGTCGTCAGCTACATCGACGCACGCACCGCCGTCGAACGCCTCAACCACGTTCTCGGCGGCGACTGGTCAGACCAGTACACCCCGATCCCCAACGGCTTGGAATGCATGATCCGCGTCGGCAGCACCGTCCGCTCAGACGTCGGATGGGCCACCGACACCGACACCGACACCGGCCTCAAAGCCCTGTACTCCGACGCGTTCAAACGCGCGGCCGTCAAGTTCGGCGTCGGCGTCTCGATCTACGCCCTGCCCCGCCTCTACGAGAACGCCGACAACCTCACCAACCGGGGGAAGAACTGGTACCTGCCCGACCGCCTCATCCCCGGCTATCGCGAGCGCTACGTCCGCTGGCTCGACGCCGAAGGGATCAAGGCGTTCGGCGAGCCGCTACCCCACGGCGACGTCGACACCTCCCAGGGCGACATCGACGCCGACCCCGTGGCCGCCACCGACGACGGCGCCTACATGCAGATCGACCCGATGGAGCGCGGCCGAGCCAAATGCCTGTTCATGGCCTCGGCGCTCGCGGCCAAGACCGAGACCGACCCCCAGGACCTCCAGACCCTCGTCAACGCCGCCCAGGACGCCGACGAACTGCTCGGCCTCTACCGCCGATTCTCCCTCAGCCTGCACCAGGCCGGAGGCGACCCGACCCTCGTCGGCAAGCGATTCGATGAAGCCCACGCCGAGCCCGCCGCCGCATGAACGCCTACCGACAGACCGTCCTGCGGCTCGCCAACAACTGCCCCCACTCGGCCAAGCTGCACCTCGACACGCCGCGCGTCGCCACCCACCCAATGCTGCGCGGCCAAGCCTTCCACCGCTTCGCCGACCGAGCCGTCCGCGCACTGGTCGAAAACGACGAGTCCTACCTGGCTCAGGCCGACGGCAAAGCGATCCTCCACGAAGTCCTCTGCGAACCCGACCTCGTGGTCCCGACCGCCGACGTCGAGCTGCTACGGCTGATGGTGTTCCACTTCTGCGAAACGTTCCGCCTCTCCGCCGACGCCACCGACGTCCACACCGAATGTCCCGTCAAGACCCACGTCGGCGCGACCGAGATCACCGGCACCATCGACCTGTGGTGGCGCGAGGGCTCGACCATCCACATGCGCGACTGGAAAGCGGGCTACGGGCTCGTCCCCCAGGACGACGTGTCCTCCGGCGGCGAAGGCGGGCACCGTGGCGCCAAGGCGTTCCAGCTCATCATCTACGCGCTCGGCTGGAACGCCACCTTTGACCCCCGTGGGATCGAGCGCTTCGACTGCCGGTTCGTGTTCCCCGCCTTCGACGGCATGATCGAACGCGACGTCCAGATCGACGCCGCCGACATGATCGAGCACCGCCTATGGCTCGAAACGATCGTCAGCCGCATGAAGACCTACGAGCACACCGGCGACTGGCCTGCCGTCCCCGGCACCCACTGCTCCCAGTGCCCGGCGCCCAAACGATGCCCGATCCCCGCCGACCTGCGCCCCGTCGATGACCTCGACCTCTACGACGACGGCCCGCTCGCCTACGCCCTGCGCGGCTGGCAGCTCGAAGCCGAACTCAAACGAGTCAAGGCGACGCTGAAAGCCCACGTCGAGGAGTACGGCCCGATCCCCGTCGGCCCCGACCTCGCCTGGCAGCTCCAGACGATCACCGCCAGCCGTACCGACGCCGCCGCCAAGGCTCGCCTCAACAACGGCGAGATCGTCCCGCCCGAGCAACTGTTCAAGCAGTCAACGTCGACCCGCTTCGCGCTGTCCAAGGTGAAGGCCGCATGACCAAACGCGAGCGAGACCGCCAACGCCGCGACGCCTACACCAAGGGCACGATCGTCCGCATGGAGAAGGCCGAGCTGAAGCGCCAGCTCAAGACGATGCCCGTCTACGAAGCCCTCTACGTCGTCGCCGACATCGTGAAAACGCGCGGCAAGTACGAGGCCGCCAGCCCCTACGAGCTGATCCGCGCCTGCCGCAACGTCGGCCACCAGCGCGCCTCCAAAATCTGCCTGAACGCCGGGGTCGACACCGAAACCAAGCTGCGCTCGATCGCCCCCCTGCGCCGCGAGACGATCGCCTTCGACATCCGCCACCTCGCCGACGACCGTCGCCGCACCAACGGCCACCACCCCGACGACGACGAGACCGATGACTGAATCCGAGGCCGCCCGCAACCTCTACGGCCCCGACCCGGCAAAGCACTGGGCCACCGTCGCCAAGATCGAGGCCCGCCGATCCCAAAAGCTCGCCCGCCGCGCAACACGGCTGGCGTGGGCCAGCGTCGTCCTGTCGGTTACGGCGCTGGCCCTCAGCATCGGCCACTGGCTATGAGGGCCAAGCGCGATTGGACGCTCGCCAACGCCAAGGTCCGCGACGAGGGCAAGTGCCGCAACTGCCCCAACACCTACGGCTTGCAGGCCGCCCACATCATCCCCCGCTCACGCGTCGGCCCACCCCACGGCGAGCATCCCGACAACATCATCCCGCTGTGCAACCGCTGTCACGCCGACGCCCACGCCGGAACCCTTGAACTGCTCGGACTGCTCACTCGCGACGAAGCGACCTACGCCGTCCACCTCGTCGGTCTCGGCGAGGCGTACACCCGTCTCACGACCAGCCGAAAGGACGCCGCATGAGCGACCAGGCCCCACCGCCGCCCGCCACCGCACCGCCGGAGCCGACCACCCAACAGCCGATGGAGCCCGACGCCCCACCGCTCACGCCCGGAGCCGTCGTCTCACCCGGCGTCACGATCCCCGGACCTCAGGTCTCCGGCGGACCGCTCGGCCCACTGCCCCAAGCGCCGCCGCCCGACGTCGAGATCCGCGACCAGCTCGGCGCCCAGCTCGGCACCACCGCCCTCGCAATGTGCCAGCAGGTCGGGATGCTTTCCACCGGCGACCCGGCCCAGTGCAAGGACATGGCCCAGGCCGTCCTCTACATGACCGAAGCGCTCGTGCTCGTCGCCCCGCTGGAGTCCGACGGTGCAACGGCAGGACCGGGGGGGATGCCCGTCCCGCTACCCCCCAAGCACCTCCCACCGCAAGCGAGCCTCAACACGGCCGAACAGCAGGCAACCGGCCGAGCCCAGTGACCGCCCTGCTCGTGGCGCTCGCCCTCACCGGCCACCACCACGGCTGTCAGACCGTCCGCTGCCAGCACCGCGTCGACTACCATCAGCGCCGCCACCGCCGCTACCTCGTCAACCGGATGCCCACCGCCGTCGCATCGTGGTACGAGGACGCCGGGGCTACCGCGTGCGGCACCCACTACGCGCTGGGCTTCGCCAGCCGCACCTTGCCCTGCGGCCAGCGCGTCCGTTTCTGCCGCACCGACCGCCACTGCGCGACCGGCACCGTGCAGGACCGTGGCCCGTTCATCGCCGGGCGCCTGTTCGACTTCAACGCCGGACTCAAAGCCGCCACCGGCTGCACCGACCTCTGCACCGTCCACTACCGGCTCAGATAGATGGTCCTCGGCTGCGACCCAGCCACCACCCTCATCGCGCTCGCCGACGACGAGGGCCACACCGCCAGCGCCCCGATCGCCCAGCTCGACCGTGGCTCAGCCCGCTTGCAGGACGCCTACACCGCGACCCTCAAGCTCGCATCGAGCTTCCTCGACGGCCGGATCCCCGACGTCTGTTTCATCGAGCAGCCCGCCGGGATCGTCCACCCGGCGCTATGGCAGGCGTTCGGCACGATCCGCGCCGCCCTCTGGGGAGCGATGGCCGACCTCGACAACCACCCCGTCAGCGTCCTGCCGATCATGCCGTCCGAATGGAAAGCCACCACGCTCACCAACGGCTCAGCGACCAAGGACCAGATCCTCGCGTGGGCGATCGACCACGGCTACCGGGGCCAGATCCAAGACGAGGCCGACGCGTATGGGATCGCCGTCGCAGGCGCCAAACTCCTCGGCGTCACCCGATGACGAATGTGGCCGTTCTCAGGCCCTCAGAGGCCCAGGAGGTCCAACGGCTGCGCCGAGCCCTCGAAACGACGGAGACGGACCTCCAGGCCGTCGAAAAGGCCCTCAGAGCCGAGCGCCGCAAGACCGCCCGCCTCCAACGCGACCTAGACGAGAAATACCGCACCTCGCCGAACTACAAGACCGCCGAGCAGATCTTCGACTTCTGGCGCGACAAGACCGGCCACACCGACGCCAAATTCCTGCGCACCCGTCAGAAAACCGTCCTCGCCGCGCTCAAGAACTACACGCCCCGCGAATGCTGCATGGCCGTGCTGGGATGCGTCCACCTCGGCTTCACCGCCCCGGACACCAAGCAGAAGTACGACGAGCTGGCCGTCATCCTGCGCGACGAGACCAAGATCGAGAAGAACATCGAGCGCTACCAGATCCACTGTCAGGCCACCGGCCAGCCATTTGACCGGGAACGAAAACGACCCACGGCCTCCGAAGAAACCGTGGGTCGCGAAAACCCGGCAGGGCGATCGAGCGACGAATCCTAACGCCGCCGCCGCCACCACCACCGGCGCCGACGCCGAACCTGGGAACGCTTGCGCTCCCAATACTCCGGCTGGGTACGCATCCAGCTCACGTACAGGCCGATCGCCACGGCGATGAAAAACACCAGCGTCGCCACCTGCCCGAACCACTCGCCGAACACGGCGCCGACCATCACGGCGCCACCCCCTCTCGATAACGCAGATGACGATTGGCGCGCGGCCCGACCACCGTGAAGCGATCAAGCCACGACAGAACCCGGCGCTGATCGTAAAGACGCACCCCGGATCCCGTGACCTTGAACGGCGCAGGAAACGACGGGTGACGACGCCACGAGTCGAGGGTGGCGCGAGTCACGCCACCCCCGATCCGCCGGATGTCGTAGCCGTCGAGAATCTGTTCGGCTGGAATGGTCATCGCAGCGCGTACTCCACGGCCTCGGCGCGAGTCAGAAAGCCATCGGCGAAGTACACCCACTGCTCCCAATCGTCCGGGTCGGCGTGAGTCTCGACGTCACCTATCGGATAGGCCCAGCGATGGATGCGCCACCGCGTGACGTACTCCGGGCCGTCCTCAAGCCCGGCGTGACGGCCATCCTGATAGCTCGCGATGCGCCACAGAATCGTCCCGTCGTTGGAGGGCAGCAGATAGTCGCCGCCCTCAATCTTGGTCATCGTGTACTTGCGCTCGACGGCAGTCACGACAGCGCCTCGACTTCTTGTCATCTGATCCCCTCGATTGGTGGAAATACAATTATAGCACACCGTTCAAAATGCCGGAGCCAGTGAACGGGGCGCAACGGTCAGATCCCTTGAGAGACCCGGCCGTCGCGTTCGCCCCGCTAGACGGCTTCCCACGCGTCGGAGTAAATGAACACCTCCGGCGACTCGTCGGACTGCATCGCGAACGTCACTTCGAACACGTCGCCAGAGCGACGATCGGCGAGGAACACGGCCGACTGCGGGTCGGCGTCGGCCAGTAGGGCTAGCAATTCGGCGTAGGTCATCGCTCCTCCTCGCGCGCAGCGTCGATCGTCGCTCGCGCTTCGGCTTGAGCTTCGGCGAGCGACAGACCGTCGCCGTCGTAGGCCGAGCGGGCCTCATGGTCGCGCAGCTCGGCGGGGTCAATGAGACTGCCCAGCGCGAACGGCTCGCCGGACATATCACCGCCGCGCGCTCGATACAGGTCGGCCGCATCGTCCGATATAGCGTCACCAACTCCACGCTTGCCCAACAGGTCGGCCACCGCATCGCTCGCGACGATGCGCAGGGCCAACATGATCGTTTCTTCTTCGGGTCTCATTCTCAGATCCTCTCGTTGACGGGGCTCGTCAGTACGGCCGATTAGCCGTAGACGTCCGGGGCTCGCGCGGCCGGACGTTTCGCCCTAGAACGGCATCGGCGACGGCCGCGAGCCTCCCCGATGAAACGTCCGGCGCGTGCGCTTGGCTTTCGCCAGATCCCTAAACGCTCCAGGATGCTCGCGCGCCGGGACAGGTGGCGACGTCGCGCCACACTTGCACGGACGGCCGACGTCCGATGAACGAATCTTCAAACACTCCGTGCAGAACCATGCTTCGCGCGGCCCGGTGTAACGCTCACGTTCAGCCGCGAGCGCGGCACGATCGGCCCGGCCGACGTTCGCGTCATAGAGGGGATGCTCGTGCGCCACGCCTAACAGCTCGGCGTCGAACAGACAGACCGCGCGAAGCTCCGTAACGCACGAGCCACACGCCGGACGCATCGCCGTCATCGCCGACCGACTCGCCCGGATCGAACCGTCACAATCCGGGCACGTGAGCAACCTCTGACGGCACGTAGCCGCCGGAGCCTGCCCGCAACCACACGAGCACTTCGCCCGGCCGCTCACGCCGACAGAAACAGCGTCAGAGCGCCGCCCGGACGGCCGTCGCCGATGTACAGGTGAGTCTCCCCGAACGCGTGCGCCGAACGCGTCAACCGGCATGGCGCATCGCCCGGCATCTCCCAAAACCCGGAGCCGTGGCCGTTACGCGTCAACCAAAACAGGTGACCGGCCTCGCGCGCATCGTAGGACGCGAGGTCGGCGAGGTTCGCCCGGACAAACGACTCGCACGACGCGTTCGCGTTCGCCCGGCCGGACGAGTCGATATCGGCCACGGTGAAACCCACCGATGCAAGCGACGCGTCATAGGTGGTATCGAGCATCGCCGCGTGGGCCTCCTCGACCGATTCGGTGAACAGCGCCGCCTCTAGATAGGCGGTGGTGAACGTCTGTAGGTCCTGCAATTCCATCGTTGATCCTCTCGATTGACTGGAAAACCCGTTCTAGTGAGCGGGCGCAACGGCCAGATCCCGTGATAGGTCTGGCCGTGGCGTCCGATCCGCTAGACGGCCCGGCGAAGCGAAACAAACGTCGGCCGCACGCGCAGCACTTCCCCACGGGAATACGGGCCACGGTCGGCCGTGGCGCGCAGCTCAAGCTCGCCGACATACAGTCGGCCGTCAGTGTGCGACGGGCGCACGCGCAGCACCTTGCACGGCAGTCGGCACGTAACGCCTTGATAGGTCACAAGGTCCCCGACGTTCGCCACGGGCGAAGCGGGATGGTTGCCGTAATGGACATCGGACATAGGGTTGATCCTCTCGATAGGTGGGTCTAGGGCTCATCAGGACGGCTATCTAACCGTCGACCCTGCCGACACTAGGCCGAAAGGGTTTCGCCCGTCAGAACGGCTCAGACGGCGAGAATCCAATCGGCGGCTTTCTGAGCCTTCCCGGCGGCGCCCACGAGCATTTTCGGGTCCGCCTTGAGGGTCCGAAGCCACGACGCGATATAGGACGCGGAACGGTCGACCGTGGCGGGCGAGATCCCGGCCTGCCCGCAAATCATCGCTGCCCCTAGTTCGGCAACCAATTCCTCTTTGCCGTACTCGCCGGACCCGAACGCGTGCGACCCGTCCAGCCCACGGTCCAGCCGCGACTCGTGGCCGGTCGCATGGACAAGCTCGTGGAAGGCGGTTGCGTAGTAAGCCTCCGGGTCGACGAACGAGCCCAACTCCGGCAACTGCACGGCGTCCAATGCCGGATGGTAGAACGCGGAATTGCCACCGTGGCCGATCGTCGGCCGCGACGGCATCCCGGCGATGATCGACTGACACGCGTCGATCGGCTCGTGGTCGGCCAGCTCGCCGATCGGTTCAAGGTCCAGACCGTCGATCTGTGCCACGTTGAAAACGCGATAGTGGCGAAGCATCGGAATCGTCCGAAGCTCACCCGTTCTCTCGTCAACACCCCGGAGCATTTTCCAGAAAACGACAAGCGTCGACCGCTCGCCCTTGCGGACCTTCGCGTTCAGACCGGCGGCTTGCTTGAACGTGAGCCAACGGGGGTCCGAGTAGCCGCACGCGCTCGCCGTCAATTCGAGCAGGAACGGATTGATACCCCGGTAAACCGTCCCACTGACCGGGTTACGGGGAGCTTCGCCCGGCGCGCTCCACGGCTTGCGCCACGGCACCGTGCCCTCCTCAAGCGCCGCGATGATCCGATCGGTCACCTCAGCGTAGACGTCCGTTTTCTCATACTTCGGCATTTCGATCCTCTCGATAGATCCCGGTCCAGTGAACGGGCGCAACGGTCGGCCATCTAGACCGGCCGTCGCGTCCGCTCCGCTAGAGCGTGACCGTGCCGACGATCGCCAGACCGGCGAACAGGGTTGCCGTCCCGTCCGGGAAGTCTTCCCGCAGTAGCCACCGAGCGTGTTCCTGCGACGCAAACAGGCCCCACGGGCGGGACGGCCGGAACACGTAGACGCCGCATCGGCCGGGAACGTCAATCTGGATCGTCGTGACACCCGGCGTCGGCGTAGGCATCTCGCGACGGCCGATCCTCAAGGTGAACAGGCCGGACTGAAACGTCCCGCTCGCCCGGTCAACGGTGGCTTGCAGGGCGTCGCCACCGATGCACTGGCCGTGATCCTCACCCCAACGGACGATGATCCTGCGAACGTCGTCGGCGTGGCCGGTCTCGACCGTGGCGGTCTCGACCCCATCATGCTCAAAGGTGGCGGTGAACAGGTACTCGGTGGACATTCGGTGATCCTCTCGATAGGTACTGGCCGACACATTCTATGCATACCGTTCAATCGTCTGTCAAGTGCCTACCCACCATAGGTGCGACGACAGGACCGAAACAACGCGTAAACGGCCGTGCCGATCGGCCGTCGGCCAGTACCCTTGAGACCGTGCCGTTCCAAACGCAAAAGTGGCCGACCGACCTCGCCGTCGCCATCGGCCAAGCCATCGCCGAACGCGGCAGCGGACGTGACATTTGGCGACGCGTCAACGCAGGGACATTCGGCGACTGGCCAGCGGCAGCCATGCCGTACTCAACCGTCTGTCACTACGGGGCGAAGGAACGCAAACGCCGCGCCGTCAACCGGGCCCGAACCGCCGCACGCCGTCCCACCGAAACCGTGCAAGCCAAGACGGACGCGCTGGCGCATCGTCTCCTCACGCTCGCCGAACGTCGGCTCGACTCGTGGGAAGACACCGAAGCATGGACCGGCGACGACCTCAAGGATCTCGCCGAAGTGCTGGTCAAGCTCGGCCGACTCGCGACCGACCGACCGGCCGTCGCGAAGCGCCCGAAGACTCCGGCCGATCCGCTCGTGGGACTGCTCGACCCTGCCACGACGACAGGACCGACCGTAACAGCCCGTCCGATAGACACCCTCAGCGACCCAGAACGGGCAGCGACGATGACGGCAGAACGCACGAGCCACGACAAACGCGAAGAACCCAACGACCGAAGCGGCAACGCGAAGCCGGATGCTTGCGTAAGCAACGATCTAGCCGTGGCCGACCTGTTCGGGCGAAGCGCGTAAACGGCCGTCGCCACCGATGCCGTCCCAGTGCCGTACCGCGAAGGCTCGTTCTTCGCTCAACCATGCCAATTCCATCCTTTGCATCGGACAGGTAGGACCCTCAACCTAGGCTCACATCGGACGGTCGAGCGCGCACGGAACGGACCCTCAACCTAGGCTCAGACCGCTTGCTTTCAAGCGCCAGAGCCAGCCTCCCCGCCCACCCCTTGACGGCTCAGGCGAGGCTCAGCCAGATTTGAGACTCCGGTCTTCTCGCACGCTTTTGGCCCATTTTCCACGGTCGGACGTACGTACGGACGTAGCGTTTCCTGTCGTTTCGATAGGGTGGTACGTACGGACGTACGGAGAGATTGGAGTGAGCGATGCCGTCGGCGAGCGTGAGGTTGGAGGTCGCGATTGATCCTGAGGCGCTGGGGAGGATTGACGCGGTGCGCGGGAGGGAGTCCAGGGCGTCTTGGTTGAGACGGGCGATCGAGGCGTTTCTGGCGCCGGGCGTTCCGGCTCCGGCGTTGGAGGTCGATTCCCCCGATTGGCCCCGGGATGTCCCGCAGCCGTCTGTCGCCGCGAAACTGCCGGAGCCCAAGACGAAAGCCCAAGCCCTGTTTCACCGGCCCTCCAGTAGCGACGCGAGATCGGGACGAGCCGTCCCGAAAGGCCAGTGAGAATGCACGAACGCGTCCGCCTCCTCCAACGCCGAGCCCGTACGTACGGACGTATCCGGCATCTGCGGATTCTCGTCAGCACCCAGCGCGGCGATGAGTCCCTTTGGTACGACCCTCCCGCCACGATGCACGCCGTCCGCCTGCAGGAAGCCCTGAGGCGTGTGCACCGCGAGATCGAGGAGGCCACCCGGTGACATTGCGCTCCGAGGTCGCCATCGCCATCGCCAAGCGCCGCGCCCATTGCTGGACGCCCGTCGAATACCGCGACCGCGACCACAGCCCAACGCTCATCCAGGCCCCGGCGCTCGTGGACGCCCTACACGACGTCGAGATCGCCTTCGGCATCCTGCGCCACGAGATCGAGGACCTCCGGCCCTCTAGCGACGACCCCCGAGACGACGCCTACTGCGCCGCGCTAGACGACGTGATGGAGCTGATCTGGTGAGATTCAAGCTGCACCTTTCCTTCGATGAGAGAACGATCGCAAAGCTCGACCGGGCACGAGGCCAGGAGAACCGCTCCTCGTTCGTGGAGAGAATCCTGCTCCGCCATCTGGACCGCAACGACTTCACCAAGGATCCCGAGCCCGAGCAGGTCGACGCCACCAAGTTCTTCAAGGGCAAAGCGTGAGCGCCCCCGCCGTCCACGAAGCCCTCGCGGGCTACCTCGACCCCGACGAGATCGCCGTCGCATGGGTCCTGACGATCGACGTCGCCGGTGCAGACGGCACCCGCTACCTCGCCCATCGCGCCGGGGGAGGAGACCAAGGCGACGAAGCCCCGATGGCATGGACGGCACTGGGAATGCTGCGCGCCTCGATGCAGGTCGCCGAGCAACAACTGCGCGCGTCCACCATCGAACCGGAGGACTGACCAATGCCCGCCTGCGACTGGTGCGGGCAGACCAAAGGCTTGACCCGAGCCCAGATCGAACCCGGCTCCTACCGCCGCCAGCGAATCCTCAACAAGGCGACCAACGTCATGGAGGACGTGGACGTCCTCGTCAAGGCGCCCGTATTCGTCCACGTCTGCCGCGAGCACCACCACCTCCTGACCCGCAACGACCCGAACATCGCCAAGACCCGGCGCACCAAAGCCAAAGCGAAGCAGCTCACGATCTACGACGCCCTCGGCGAAGCAGACCCCGACGATCCGACGATCACGTCCGCCTTGCACCAGGGAACCTGACCGCTAAGCCCCCAATGCGAGACTCCTACCGTCCGCTGCCCCGACAGCCAGCCTCCGCAGACATGAATACCTCCGCTAAGTGCGCCATACTGCCCGCTGTTTGCAGAAATCTCCCACCGACAGGAGGCAAGCACTGATGCCCGCTACGCAGAACGGCACCGGCCACGACGAGCCAAGCACGCTCGACGGGATCGTGGAAGCACTGACCAGAGAATTGGAGGAGGCCCAGGAGAAAGCCTCCATCGCACGCGCGCACGCGACCAACGCCGAGGAAACCGTCGCCAAGCTCCGCGCCGCCGTCCTCGCCCTCGCCGGACCGCCGCCCAAGAAGGCCCCCAACCCGGCCAAGAAGGGCAAGATCAAGAAGGCGGCCCGCGAAACGGTCGCCCGAGTCGAGGCCGCCATCGTCAACTACGACGGCCCAGCCACCGTCACCGACATCGCCGCGCTCATCACCGACAAGGACCAGACGTTGATCCGCCAGGTGATCTACGAGCTGCGCGACGCCGACCGAATCCGCATCGCCGACATGCTCGGCAACCGCAAGTCCGCCCGCTACCTGCCGATGCCCGACGTCATCGCCGAGCACACCTCCTGATGGCCGCCCTCGAACACCTGCGGCTCGCCGACATCTCCGACCGCGAAATCCTCCTCACCCTCATCGACATCGCCAACGACGACCCCGCCGACAACGACGGCTGGGTCGACGGCCCCGACATCGCGCAGCGCCTCGGCATGAAAGGCGAAAGGCCCGGCCGCTGCGTCGCCACCCGCATGAGCTGGCTGCAGCGCTACGGAGCCGTCGAACGCGAACTGCTCTACGACGCAAACGGCAACCCGATCACCAACCGCAACACCGGCGAGCACAAGCGCGGCCAGCGATGGAGGCCCACCGAGGTCGGCCACGCCGTCGCCTCCGGCGCCATGAAGAAATCCCAGCAAAACGCGCTCGACGCAATGGACGACGCCCAGCTATTGCTCACCGCCCGGTTCGTCGCCGACGCCGCCCGAGGCTCAAGCGGCGCGGGCGCCAAGATGATCGAACGCGAATGGAAGCACCGCTGGACCGCAACCAACGGCTGGGTGAGACCCTAACTACGGAGGCCCCAAACGCGCGACGAATGGCAACCCCAGCCCGTCCCCGAAGGGTTCAAGAACGTCTGGCGAGCCCAGATGCCCGGCGAAGCACTCCCGCGCGTGTTCATCCGCGTGAAAGGCAACCAGGAGATCACTCACGCCATCCTGTCCCGCGACACGCTGCGCGGGCCGTCCGGCCTACCCGACCCGCGCTGGCACCTCTCGCTCTCCGGCCCCGGCCGCGTCCCGAGCTGGGACGAGATCGCCGACGCCTGCCATCGCCTGCGCCCCGGCGTCACCTTCGCGCTGGGCATCCCACCCCGCAACCAGTGGCTCAACCTCAACGAGTACGTCCTGCACGCCCACGAGCTGCACGACGCCACCCTCACCGAGCAATGGGCCGCCGAAGGCCGAGGAGACACCCCGACATGAGCCTGAACGCGACACGCAGCGAAGGCGAACCGCACGAGCGACTGACCCGCCTGTGCGCCGCGATGACCGACGCACTGGACGCCCACCCCGAACGCGGCGACGAGAAGTGCATCGTGTTCCTACAGGACGGCGAACGCGGCGGCCTGCAGCTCTACGGCTACGACGACGACCGCGAAGCAATGGCCGACCTCCTGATGCACCTCAAAGCGATCTTCGAGGCCAACGGCAAGACCCTCCTCGTCACCTCACTGGGTGAAGGATGACCCGCCTCGAACGCATCGGCGCCCCCGCCGCCATCCTGCTCATCGGCGCCCTCGCCGTCGCCGGAGTGATCCCCGCCGCCGTCCAGCTCATCGCCACCGCCCTGTTCGTCGGCTACGCCCTCGGCGAGTACCGCGTGATGTGTATGCACGCCGAGCAGCACCGCCAGCTCGCCGTCATAGCGGTCGAGGAGGCGATCATCACCGGCCACGCAATACTCGACCACGACGCCGCCGACGACGAAACCCGCGAACGCATCGAGACCGACCTGCCGATGTTCATACGAATGCTCGCCGACCTCGACAACCTCGGCCCCCGCCGCCACCGCTTCCGCCGCCGCCGCAACCACCAGGCCGCCGCTTTGGGCAGGGAGGACAGCACCGATGGGTGACGGACGACTCAAGCGCAGCCGCGCCTACGCCGGAGGCATGGCGTCGGCTGCATCACCGAAGCGGAAATGGCCGATGCGCAAGATCACCGGCGAGACGTGGGTCACGATCGCAGGGATCGAGGGCCGGACGTTCCGGCGCGACCTCCTCGAATGCGGCCACACCGTCCGTCCGGCGCACGACATGATCGGCGAGACCTACCCAGCGAGCCGTCGCTGCGGCAAGTGCTACGCAGAGGCCGCCGCTAAGACCGGAAAGGAACAGCCGTGAGCGACGACGACAAGGTGGGCGGCCTCATGGCGATCGAGGTCTACGGCCCGCGCATCGACGCCCCGATGGCCCAACGCCTCGACGCCCTCACCGCGCTCGCCACCGAACAGCTCGCCGACGAGCCGGAGGCCCGGATCGCGTGGCTGCTCTGCGACGGCTGCGACTGGCGCGAAGGTCTCGACCCGGCCGACGCGAAACTGCCCGACGGCTGGACCGTCACCGTCCTCGGCGACTACTGCCCCCAGTGCTCAGCGATCGGCGACCAGTGAGCTGCGTGATCCGGATAGTCGGGCTCGCCGACGGCACACCCACCGTCGCCTCCGGCGCCTACGTGCAGGACTACACGCCCGACGGCAACGACGGACAAGGAGACCTCGTGCTGACCGCGCGACGCGAGCTGGCGAAAACCTACGACGACCCGATGGCCGCGATAGAGGACTGGAAAGCCACGAGCACCACCCACCCCGTCCGCGACGACGGCAAGCCCAACCGCCCGCTGACCGCGTTCACGATCACCGTCGAGCGGCGCCAGTGAGAATCACCATCCCCCAGCTTGAGGCGTGCGCCCAGATCGCCAGCCACCTGTTCATCCTCGATGACTCAGACACGCTGACCCTCACCGAATGGTCCGACGGAACGATCGAGCTGGCCCACCTCGACAAGGACGAGCACGTCATCGCCTCCCTACGCCTGCACCCCGACGCCACCCAGGCCGCCTGATGCCCGGCGACGACGGCCTCGACCACACGTTCATGCAGCACGCCGGACACGCCGTCCTGACGGCGCTGCGCGAGCACTTCACCGACACCGGCATCGACGGACGACCCGACCTCAAGCGCGCCGCGATCGTCATGGTGTTCGATATGCCCGACGGCGAGGCCGTCGTCTCCGTCGGCGCCGGATACCGCGACGAGAACACGCTGACCCGAGACCTCAAGCTGATCGCGACCGAGCCGACGATGCGCCGCCCACCGATGGCCCGCCGAACACCGCGCCCGAGATCCTGATGCCGTTCATCCTGACCACCTTCAAACCCGACGGCACCCACAGCCGAATCGCCATCATCGCCGCCGCCGACGTCGCCGACTACTTCGACACCCACGGGCGCTACTGGACCCGCCGCCACATCGAGCCGATCGCCCTGCCCAACGGGTCGACCGTCCACGTCCAGCGCGTCTCATGGGGCAAGCTCGCCGAGCTGACACCGTGACCGGCGTGGCGATCGTCGCCCTGTTCTGCGGCAGCCGCCACTGGGACGACCCGCTCCCGATCGCCGCCGACCTCTACGCCCTGCCGGTCGGCAGCGTCGTCGTCACCGGCGGCGCCCGAGGAGCCGACCGTCTCGCCGAGGAACACGCCCGCAAGATCGGCCTCCTCGTCGCCGTCGTCGCCGCCCCCTGGGACTTCTACGGCCACTCAGCCGGGCCGCTACGCAACACCGGGATGCTCTTGCTCAACCCCGAGATCGTCTACGCCTACGACAAGGGCGGCACCGGCACGGCCGACATGATGACCAAGGCCAAGGCCGCCGGTGTCCCCGTCCACCGCCGCCAGGGATGACCCGCAAGAAAACAGCCACCGAGACCCGCGAGACCGAACGCTTCCCGCGCGTCGTCCTGGAATCCCACGGCAGCCTCGAAACGACGTGGCTGATGATCGACTCGGCCGTCCCGCAGGGCCACCGCGAACGCCACTCCGCGTCGATCAAAACCGTCACCGACGACAAGCCCGGCAAGCTGCTCATCGTCAACCTCGTGGTGTGGTGGCGCCAGCCGTGAGCGACGACGACGACGACGCCATCCGGCACGAGAAACGCGGCCAGTTCTTCAACCGCCAGGGGCAGGAGATCACGATGGCCGAATGGGTCTGGCTCGGCCAGGACATCGGCTACATCCACGTCGCCTTTGACTGCGTGGACGGGGTGGACGTCTCGACCCGCCTTGATCTTCGAGACGATGGTGTTCGGAGGACCCCTCGACCAGGCCCAACACCGCTACTGCACCGAAGCTGGGGCCAAGACAGGACACGCCGAGATCGTCGCCGATGTCCGTTCAGCGGCCATCGCCACGGCACCCCCTGACCGTAGGTCCCCCGAAGGTCGCTTCAAGCGAGAAACAGGCGGCAAATAGCGAGAAAAAGTCGTAGGCTTGGCGCCGGGGAGAACGGACTCAAAGGCATCGGAGGACGGCATGGGCCAGGTCAGAACACACCCGAGTTTCCAGCAGGAACCGATCGAGCAAGCACCCGAGTTTGGGCTGCACCGTGGGGAGGTGCTGACGCTGCTCGGTATCTCAATCCGCACCCTTTCGCGCTGGGAACACGACGGGCGCATCTGGCCGTACGACCCGGTGCGCGCGCCTGACGGCCACTACGTGACGCTTCCGTCCGGCCGTAGGCGCTACAGTGCCAGCAGGATACGTACGTACGTACGGACGTAACCAGTACGTTCAACCGACATTCGAGAGGATCAGCATGGCGAAAGCACCGACAGTTAGGGCCTACCCGCGCAAGAACGGCAAGGGCGAGATCACCGGCTACCGAGCCAAGTACGGGAGCAAATGGCTCGCCGCAGCCGACGGGACCTCCACATGGCCGACCGAACCCGACGCCCTCAAACAGGGCTGGCTCATCATCGACCAGACCAACGGCCCCCGCGAAGGCGCCACCACCGTCCGCGACTTCTACGAGAAGTGGATCCAGCACCCCGGTCCCTACACCGGCCACGGACGCGCCAGCAGCACGATCCGCCACAACACCGAGCGAGCCAAGAAGTTCGCCGCCGACCACGGAGACAAGCTGCTCACCGAGATCACCCGCCCGATCGCCCGCCAATGGGTCCACGAAAACGCCGCCCGAGGCCCCGCCGTCCGCGTGATGTTCAACGACGCGTTCCACGACGACTACATCCCGTCCAACCCGTTCACGCAGCTCAAGAACATGATCCCCAAGAAGTCGCGCAAGGGCATCCACCCGCTGACGCCGCAGGAGATCACCAAGCTCGCCGACAGCGTGAAGGCGATCGACAACCCCAAGTACCGCACGATGTTCCGCTCGTCCATCCTGTTCGCCGCCTACTCCGGCCTGCGCCAAGGCGAGCAGGCCGCCCGCGTCTGGGACGATATCGACTTCGCCGACGGCTGGATCAACGTCGCGACCCAATGGCGCTCCAAGGAGAACGAGATCGCCACCCCCAAAGGCCAGGACGACGAGACGGGTGAAGGCCGTCGCATCCTGCTCTTTCCCGTCGCCGCAGAAGCCCTCTGGGCGATCCGCAACGAGTACGGCACAGAGTTCTCTAGGGATACGCCGGGGCTGATCTTCACGTCCTCCCGTGGCGCCCGTCTCGGCCAGCGCAACCACTTCTACTACTGGTCGCTCGTGCGCGGCGCGTTCCTCGCCACCCTCACCGACGAGCGCGTCAAGCAGCTCGGCCGCAACCACCACCAGACGGCCCTGCACTGGCACGACCTACGCCACTTCACCGCCTCATGGCTGCTCGACCAGGGCAACGCCCCCCGCGACGTCGCCGAGCAGCTTGGACACACCGACGGCGGCCAGTTGATCTCCGGGCTCTACGGCCACACCTACACCGACAACGCGCTCGACCGCCTGCGGGCCAACGTCGCCAAGGGCGGAAACGGCCTCGGCCGCGACCAGCGCCGAGCCCGGCGAGAGGGGTGACGTACCGAGACGTACCGACGATGGCCGGGTTTGGCCGACTTCCGTCGCATGGTTGAGCCAAACCGCCGCCAACGTATCCTATTCGGCGCGTAGGCGGTAGCTACGAGACAAACCCGGCCAAACCCGGCCACCAGAGCCAAGAAACGCGGGTCGGCACCGGACAGACCCGGCCAAAGTAGGACACCACGGGACGGCTCGGTTTGAGGCTACGGGACACGGTGGCGTCCCAAGACGTACCGGGCTCGGTACGCCACGGGACGCCACGGGCACCAGGCCACACGTCCGCGCCAACACGTCGCTAACCTGAACGCCCACGGTCAAGCTGGGATGGGAGTCCTATGCAGGCGTTGTCGGTGCAGGAGTTCGCCGCCAGAGTCCGGGCGGCACGGGGATACGCGGGCCTCACCCAAGCCCAGCTCGGCGAACGGCTCGGCCACGTCGCCAAGACGATCGAGCGACTGGAGGCCGGGCATCGCGAACGCCTCGACCTCCACGAGCAACGCCAGCTCGGCCACGACATCGCCCAAGCGTGCGGCCTGCATCGCGAGTGGCTGTTCACCGCGTTCACCGCGCCGATGCTCGGACGGCTCAGCGACCTGGAAAACCGCCTCGACGGGATCGAAGGGCGACTGGCCGATCTCGACGGCGGTTGAGATACCCTCACCGGCGGCCCGTCTGTAGGGACAGGCTCACGCGGGGGCGCTGACGGGCTGGACTGATCCTCTCGACCGCCAGCGGCCCCCGCTCCAGTTTCAGAGGCCGCGAGGCGTGGGATCATCACGGGCGAGAACCACGACGCCCAGGAGGCCCCGAAGTGACGACGGACACCGTGACCCACAAGTTCAACGTCGGCGGGATCCTGTCCCCCGAGGACCCGGTGCTCGTGTTCGAGCGCACCGGCGACGCCCAGCCCCCATCGCTGGACAAGGACGCGTCGCTCGCGTCGCTCAAGCTCGACAAGGACGGCAACGTCGCGGTCAAGGGCGAGCCCGGCGCCACCCTGCTCCTGTTCCAGCAGACCGGCGAGGACGAGCAGGGCGCCCCGATCGGAAAGCAGGTCTCGGTCACCGTCCCTTTTGAGGAGGCCGCCGAGCCCATCACGGTCGGCGGCGATGACCCCCAGGACCTCATCGCCCACCAGCAGCAGGCCGCCGACGCCGCCCACGCCGACAGCCTCGACGTGATCGACAGCCGCGAGCAGGAAGCACTCAAGCAGGAAGGTCTCGCACCCGACGAGCCGGTCGACCCCGAGGACCCCGAGGACCCTGAGATCGACCCCACCAAGCCCGGCCACGGCCACAAGCCCCCCGAGGACGACAAGAAGTAGGGATGCGCGCGCTGACGGCCAAGCTCGCCGTCGCCGACCTCGTGGCCGTCGTCGTCTGGGCGACGGTCATCCTGGTCGGCTACGTCGTGATCGTCGGCGGCCTCGTCTGCATCCTCAACGCGTCCAGCTACCCGTTCAGCGCCTACATCACCGACCTGCAGCGCATGTCCAAGTACGTGCTCGCCGCCGCCATCGCCGCCGCCTCGAAGTTCGTCGGCGCCGCCGTCATCACCAGCCGGTCTGGCGAGACCGCATCCCGCGAGTCGACGTCGAGAACGTGCCCGGCCCCCGACGCACCGACGGAGCCACGTCCGTCCTGACCTGAGCGGCGATCAGCCACGCCATCAGCAGGTCCGAACGCTGGCCGGGCGCCGGGCCGTGACGACCATTCTTGGCCGCCTTGATGTACGTGTTCAGCTCTGAGCAGATCGTCAGCGACCGCAGCCCGTGGGTGCCCTCGCGCAGCAGCTCCTTGCCGCCGTCCTCCAACACCACTTTCGTCGCGCGGTTCGTGTCCCAGCCCAGCCGGTCCTCCTGTTGGTCCTTGCCCGACGAGAGAGTCTTTCGCCGATACGTAAACGGGTAGGCGTAGTCCTTGAACAGGCGCCGCGCCATCGACATCCCAAAGCCGCCCGTCGTCTCGATCGCCACCCACGCCCGGTGAAACCACAACGCCGCCAGATAGAGCTGCAGGGCCACCTCGTCGGCGTCGCCCTGACAGTGAAGCTCAGCCACCTGACGCCCCGTGCGATGCTCCAAAACGACCGCACCGTGCATCGCCGCCAGCTCAAGATGCTCAGGCTCATCCCCGGCCGGGTCAACGCCGATCACGTAGCTCTCGGGCTCTGCGTCGGGGTCAAGGTCCGGGCGCTCCCACACCGTCCACTGATACTGCGCGCGGCCCTCGTGAAACACCGGCCCCTCAGGGATCGTGATCGATGAGTAGCGCAGCCGCCGCTCACGCTCTTTGGACGGCTTGAGCGACCCCAGCACCGGGACCAGCTCGTCACGCTCGATACCCCGCCTGGCTCGCGCCACGAGCATCGGATTGAACACCTGCAGCCCGGACGCCAGAAACGACTCCTCCAAGGTCGACGGGTACTCCTGCATCCACACCCGCAGGTCGCCCTGGCAGCGGTTCTCGATCGCCCAGCGCCGCCACGCCAACTGCTCGGCGCTGCACCCCAGGTCGATCAGCTCGTGCTCGGCCTCCCCCCAATCGCCCAGGCCGATGCCCTCGATGAACTCGCCGCGCTCCTCGTCGCCGACGAACGCCCGCGCGTACTGGGGCTCCATGAACCACGGCAGGAACACCAGGGCGAAGTCGTTGCGCCCGGCCTGAGCGGCAAGGCACAGGTCGCGCCAGTGGTTGTAGCCGTTAGACGTCGACTCCAGCACGATCATCGTCTCAGGCTCATCGGGGACCGCGTTGAGCAACGACGTCAGCTTGCGCTTGAGGTCCGGCCAGAACGCGGGCTCAGAACAATGCAACGTGTGCAACGTGAAGCCACGACCCGCCTCAAGCTCCGACGCCGTATCGACGGCGATCCGCGAGTTGATCCCGAAGTCGCCGTTGACGTTGACCTTGCGCGCCGGATTGCCGAACACCAGCTCTTTGTGACGCACCCGGTTGGCGATCGGCGGCTTGACCGGCAACGCCTCGGAGTCCGGCAGGTTCGCGTGCATCACGACCGCCATCTGCAGCAGCTCGGCCGACGTTTTCGCATCCTGCGCCACGACGAGGGCGTTGTGGTTGGCCGTCAGCGTCGTCCGCTGAATCGCCAGCGACACCGCCATCGTGGACACGCCCTCCTTGCGCGCCTTCGGGACGATCAGCCGCACCGGCTTTCCCTCGTCGCGCTGTGCTTGGATCGCCTCCCAGATGTGCGTCTGGGCGGGCTTGGGCATGAGCGGCACGAGCTGCCCGGCCGTGTTGACGATCTTCGCGCACGCCGAAGCCCACAGCGGCCACTCAGCCCGAAGCCGGGCCATCGCATCGACCCGGCGATCCTCCGCGAGCGCCACTAGCTCTCCGACGCCCGCCGGATGTTCGACCGCCGACCTCGGGCGTACTGCACTTCGGGATCCTGACCGTCGGCCTTGAGGCTCTGGTTGTAGGACTCCCATTCGGGGTCGGGCACCGCGTTCCACTCAGCCAACCGGCGCACCGGCGACAACGCGGCCAGCTCGTCGGCGAAGTCCTCCGAGCAACGCTGGACGTGAGTGACCTGCGACCGCGCGTCGAGTACCGGGATCTGCTCGCCGCAGATGCGACACACGAACATCTGCTGCACCTCGACGCCGGGTGGCAACCAGAGCGAAGTCACGACGTCGCGTTTCCTGTCGCGGTCACAACTAACATTCTGCCGTACCCCGCGACAGGAAGAACGACGGATGCCCAGCGACCGCAACTGGCAGATCGACGGAGACCCGTTCGTCGTCCACCCCGACGAGTTGGAGATCGAGCTGCACCAGGCCACCGCCATCCTCGCCCGGATCGGCGGCGCCATCATCGTCGCCGCCCAGCGCGAGGAGATCGCCCCCGGCCACTGGGTCACCACCGCCTACGCCTTCACCTGGCGCAGCTTCGCCCCCGCCCAGCGATACCAGGAGCCCGACACCAACGGCGCCGTCGAGCCCGAGGCCGTCACCCCATGAGCGTGATGCCCGTCGGCGGCCCGACCACGGTCGTCGCAGACCCCCAGAACGACGACCTCCTGCGCAAGATCAACACGCGCTTCAACCAGGCGTACGGCGGCGTCCATCAGCGATGGCGCGACCGAGCGACCCACTTCTACGCCCTCTACCACAACTACACCCAGTGGCGCGACCGCACCGCCGTCGACCGCCGCGACCGCGACCTCGGCCTACGCGACGCCAAGCGCGAGTGGGGGGCCGAGCTGTTCATCCCCTACAGCTTCGCGACCGTCGAAACGATCCTCGCCCGGATGCTCTCGCAGAACCCGACGATGCTCGTCCTGCCGCGCAACCGCGAGTCCGAGGAGAACATCGCCAATATCAAGGCGATCGTCCAGGCCCAGCAGACCCGGATGAACTACAACCTGATCCTGCAGGACATCGCCCGTGACGCCCTGCAGATGGGCCTCGGCGTCCAGAAGATGAGCTGGCGCCGCGAACGCCAGCAGACCCAGCAGCTCGCCCCCCGCCAGATGCGCGCCGCCGACCAGTCCGAGTGGGTGGTCGGCCCGGCGACGATCGACGTCGATGACCCCGAAGCCCTGCGCGTCGACCCGTTTGACTGGATCTGGGACCCGTTCGGCGACAGTCCCGAAACGATCGAATGGTGCATCCACCGCGTCTGGCGCAGCTCGGCCTACGTCAAGGCCCAGCTCGCCTCGGGCTACTGGACCGGCGTGACACCCGACCAGATCAGCTCGTCGGCCGGGACCAACGCCTACGAGGACGCGTGGCTGCAGCGCATGACCATCCAGGGCTACCCGTCGTTCAAGGCCGGGGACACCAACGAGGTCTGGGAGTACCACGACGGCCGCGACGTCGTGACCGTCCTCGGCCGCCAGTGGATCGTGCGCAACAAGCCCAACCCCGCCTGGCATGGAGAGATGCCTTTCCAGGTCTACCGCCCTACGAGAGTCGGCGGCCAGATGGCCGGGATCGGCGAGATCGAACCGATCGAGGACCTGCAGTTGGAAATGAACACGCTGCGCTCCCAGCGACGCGACAACGCCACCTTTGTCCTGCAGCGCAGCTACTTCTACGCCGACGGCATGATCGACCCCTCGGACTTCAAGACAGGCCCGGGGATCGCCGTCCCGGTCCTCGGCGACCCGCGCGAAAACGTGTTCCCGATGCCCGTCTCAGACATCCCCAATTCCTCCTACCAGGAGGAGCAGCGCCTGCAGGCCGACATCGAGCGCGCGACCGGCATTGACGACAGCCTCTCCGGCGCCGGACAGGCCACCCAGCAGACCGCGACCGGCGTCCAGCTCGTGCAGGCCGCCGCCAACCTGCGCATCCAGCTCAAGACCAGGGGCGCCGAGACCGAACTGGTCCGCGAGGGCGCCCGTCAGATGCTCGCGCTGGACCAGCAGATGATCCGCACCCAGCGCGACGTGCGAATCCCCTCAGAGCCGACGCCGGGCGAACCGGACCGCACATGGGCGTGGCTGAAGGTCGGCCCCAACGAGCTGGCCGGAGAGTTCGACATCGACGTCGAGGGCGGCAGCATGGCCCCCGAGAACGTCCCCCAGCAGCGCTCCGACGCCCAGCTCATGCTCGCCGTCGCAGGCAACCCGCAGGTCGGCCAGATGCTCGACCCGACGTTCGTCGCCCGGTTCGTCCTGAAGAACCTCGGCGTCAACGACCCGTCCGTCGCCCTCGTCCAGCAGCAGTCCGTCCCGGCCCCCCAAGCCCAGCAGGTCCTCAAGGGGCTCGGCGCCGCCGGAGTCTCACCCGCCCTCCTGCAGCGCGCCGCCTCCGATCTCGGCGTGGCCCCGTCGTGAAAGCCATCCAGCCCTACCAGCGCGGCCTGCCGACATTCGTCCCCGGCCACGCCCTGACGAACATGATCGCCGGGCGCGACGCCCAGGGCCAGAACCCCCAGGACCTCCTGCGCCTGATCCTCTCCGGCAACCCTGGCGCGCTCGCCCAGCTCGTCGCCGCACGCCGACGCCCCGTTGCGCCGTATCCTTTGCCCACGACAGGCGCCAATGCACTCCCGCACCGCTAACACCACGCTGACGTTCATCGAGGGCCACATCGGAGCTTCCGACGCGGCCGAGCTGGGACGGGCCGTCCAAGCACTCACCGAGATCGAGGCATGGGACCGCGTGATGGAGTTCTGCGGGCGCATGGAGGACGACACGATGAACGTCCTCACCCAGGAAGCCCACGACCACGCGACCTACCTCTACAACCACGGGATGGTCCGTGGCTTGCAGGCCACTCGCGACATCGCCGACGCGATCATCGAAGCCGGACGCCGCGCCGAGCGAGCCCTTGAGCAACTGATCCACGCAGACGGCGGGGAGTCCTGATGGCCGAGCAGACCGCACCAGTCACCGACGAGACCGGCGTCGACCAGGGCGCCACGGAGAACACCAACGGTGGCGGCGACGCCAACGACGCCCTGCTCACCCACCTGCAGGAAATGTCGGGCAAGCTGGACCAGCTCATCCCGCCCGCCGGGCAAGGCCCGACGTTCGGCCAGGTCACCGACCCGACGTTTGACCCCTACGAACCGTTTGAGTCCTACGAGGCCGAGGACTTCGGCCAGCAGCAAGAACCGCAGTACGAGCAGCAGCAGCAGGGCATGTCTCAAGAGCAGGCGATGCAATGGCTGCAGTCCGAGATCGACCGGGGCGTCCAGACGGCCGTCTCACCGTTCATGGCCCAGCAACGCGCACGCGAGCTGGAATCGCAGTACCCGGATCTCGCCCGCCCCGAAGTGGTGCAGGCCATCGCCCCGGTAGCCCAACGGCTCGCCGCGTCGATGGGCTTGGGCCAGGACGCGTGGCGAAACCCGGACTTCTTGGCAACCGTCTACCAGGCCCAGCAGGCCCAGCAGACGGCCTCCCAGCAGACCGCACCGGAGGACCAGCAGCCCGGCGAAGGGCTCGAACGCGGCGGGGCAGGAGCCCCCGGCGCGAACGACGAGCCGAACGTCGCCGAGCGCATCCTTGCCGCCTACCCCCACGGTGGGGCCGCCCAGTTCTGGGGCGCGTGACGGCTCGTCTCGTCCACTCCGCGCACGTCTAGAAGGAGGCCCCCGTGGCCGCTATCGGTGGTAACCGCAACACGCTGAACGTCAACCAGACGCTCCGCAAGCCCGACATCGCCGACGCGATCCTGCTCCTGCAGCCCGACGCGTCGCCGCTGACCGTGATCTCCAAGCGGCTCAACAAGAAGCCGACCCACAACCCGCTCTTTCAGTGGGCAGAGGACGACCTCGACCCACGATTCTCAGCGTGTCCCGCTGGCGCCACGAACGTCGCGACGGCGATCACCGTCACCGCCGGGCAGGGCGCGTTCTTCCAGCAGTACGACCTCGTGAAGGTCACCGCGACCGCCGAAGTGATGCGCGTCGTCTCGGTCGCCACCGACACGCTGACCGTCGTTCGCGGCGTCGGCCAGGGCGGCGTCGGCACCACGATCGGCGCGGCCGCCGAACTGCTCCTGCTCGGCTCGGCGATGCCCGAGGGCGCCCTGTCCAAGCCCGCCCGTTCCAACAACGCCACGATGGCCCTGAACTACACCCAGATTTTCCGCAAGCCGGTCGAGTCGACCGAGACGTGGATCCACTCCGACCAGTTCACGACCCAGAACGACTGGGACTACCAGCTCGCCAAGGAGGGCATCGAACACCTCAAGGACATCGAGGAGAACTTCATCCAGGGCCGCGCGATGGAGGACGTCTCCGCCAACCCGCCGACCCGTATGACCGGCGGCGCGATCTCGTTCATCACGACCAACGTGACGGCCGCCGGTGGCGTGTTCCCCGAGTCGGCGTTCTTCTCGGCGCTGCGCCCGATGTTCCGTTACGGCTCGCAGACCAAGACGATGTTCGCCGCCGGGCTCGTGGTCGACGTGCTCAACACCTACGCCCGTTCCAAGGTCCAGATTCCGACCCCCTCCCAGGACACCTACGGCCTGCAGGTGGTCAAGTACCAGTCGCCCCACGGGACGATCAACCTCGTGCGCCACTGGCTGCTTGAGGGCGCCGTCTACGGCGGCTATGCCCTCGTGCTGGACATGTCCAACGTGCAGTACCGCTTCCTCGCCAACGAGAACGGCTCGCGCGACACCCACGTCCGCGAGAACATCCAGGCGCCGGACGCTGACACCCAGAAGAACGAGTACCTGACCGAGTGCGGTCTGCAGTTCGGCCTGCAGGCGACCCACGGTCTCATCACCGGCATCACCGGCTAGGCCCGCCAAGGCGTGCCCCCCGATTACCGCGAGTGGTCGGGGGGCTCCTAGCGGGACGACGACCACGCCGGTCTCCGGTAAGTGCGGGGGAAACCGGAGGCTGACTAGACCACGGTCGCCGTCCCAGGGGGGATCATGGTGGGGCTGCGCGTTCCATGCAAGCCGGGGCGACCATCCGACAATCCTCCGTCGCCCCGGCTTTCGTCTCCTGTCACCAAGGCCCCATACAATCCCCCTCGACGCAGACCGCGCCGACCACATAGCGATCCAGGGGAGACACCCGTGCCGCGCACCGCCGTTCAGTTCAGCTCGCCCTACGACAACCTGCGCCTGATCCGTCGCCCCCCCGAGGAGCGGATCATGCCCAACGGCGCCGTGGCGATCGTCAAGCCCGAAATCGTCATCGAGTTCGTCTCGCACATGTACTTCGCGATCGAGGGACGCAACCTGCTCCCCGACCTCTGGAGCGACGAGGTGGACGACTTCACCGACCAGGACGAGCTGTCGTGGCTGCGCGCACACTCCGGCCTCAACCAGTTCTTCCACGAGATCCCGGTCGAGGTCCCGCCGTCCGGCGACGCGTTCCGTGAGATCGCCCGCCTCGCCGCCCGTGGCGACCGCGAGGCCCTGATGAAAATGGGCCGCGAGGAGGTCGACGGCCACAACCGCGAGGACGTGCTGGACCTCCTGCGCGACACGATCGAAAGCCTGCCTGAGGACGCGGTAGCCGGGGGATAGGTTGGACGCCGCGACGATCATCACGTCGGTCATCACCCAGTCGGGGACCGACGCATCGCGGCAGACGATCCTCTCGGTCCTCAACGAGCGCTACGCCGACCAGGTCGCCCAATCCCAGTGGGCGCTGCGCTCCGTCGCCATCGCCAACACCGTCGCCGGGCAGTCGGTCTACCCGCTCCCGGCGCTGCCCGAGATCGTGGAAGTCCTCGGCCTGCAGGTCGGCGGCGGACGACCGTGGGATCGCGTCGGCCTGCAGGACATGTGGATGCTTGAGTCGGGCACCAGCTCGATCTTCACCGCCCTGTCGGGCGTGTTCGCCCCGTCCTACGACGTCAACGGCCAGGCCGCGATCACCCTGTACCCGACCCCGATCGTCGCCGGGTTGCCCATCGTCGCCCTCAGCGCCGTCCTGCCAACGGCCCTGACGGACGACTCATCGAGCCTCCCCGTCACCCCGTCTGATCTGCACGGTTCGCTGATCGACGGGGTGACGTCGATGATCCTGCGCCGCGTCGATGAGCGCGAAGACCTCGCCGCCCCCTACGAGCAGATTTTCGCCACCGCAACCGAGGAAATGCGCAAGCGAAAGAACAGCCTCCTGCGCGGCCGTGGGCCAGTCCAAATCCAGGTCGCGGGCTACCACTGGGACAACAGCGCATGAGCCCCACCGCCGGTCTGGAAATCCGCGAGCAGGCCGACTTCTCCCAGGGGATGTACCGCAACCCGTCCCCGGAGCTGATCCCCGAAAAGGGCTTCGCCGACGCGATCAACGCCCTCCTTGAGGAGGACGGCGCGATCTACCGCCGGGGCGGCTCCGTGTTCAAGTCCAACGCCAACTTCGCCGCCGCGCTCACGTTCATCTGGGACGGGTTCGTCGCCGGTGGCAGCCCCCGCACCCTGTTCGCTTCGGCCGCCGCGTTCGGCACGTTCGCCGCCGACGACACCACGCCGGTCAGCTTGGGCGCCAACGGCACCGACGGCCAGCGGGCAGCATCAGGCTCCGGCCTCGTCCACGTCCCCGAAGGCTCCTCCGGCCCGGCCGGAACGATCGCCTCGTGGGGAGGGTCACGCAAGACGGCCGTCTACTCCACGGGAACCGTCACCGCCGCCCTGCTCAACCGCGTCGTCACCGGGGCCGGGACGCTGTGGAACGCCAACGCCGACGCCGGGATGCTCCTGTTCACCTCCGGCGGCCTGTTCGTCGGCGTCGTCGCGTCCGTCGACTCCGACACCCAGATCACCCTTCACGACTTCGCCCAGACGGCCGTCACCGCAGGCGCCTACAGCCTGTTCGTCCTCGTCTCCCAAACCCCGGCCGGGGCCGTCCCCGTGTTCGTCGGCGCCGCCGGTGACCCCGCCCGCCTACTCGTCGGCTCACGCAACCGCGTGCAGTTCTCAGCCGCCGGTAACCCGTTCTCGTTCGCCGCCACCGACTACCACCAGATGCCCGAGGGCCAGATCGTCGGCCTCGCCGGACTGCAGGACCAGGCGTTCGTCTTCACGACCGCCGGGGTCTACGTGATCTCCAACCTCAACTACAACCTCATCGACGCCGCAGGCAACGTCCAGCAGCGCCTCTCCCAGCTCACCAAGGACGTCACCCTGCTCGACGCCCGAGGGATCGCCGGGTACCGAAACCAGCTCGTCGTCCCCGGCGTCGATGACATCTGGCTGATGGGTCCCGCCCAGTTCCCCGAGCCGATCTCCGACCCGATCCGCTCGCTCTATCGCGCCTACGTCCAGGCGGGCTGTCTGTGTGGGATCGCCGCCGTCTACCGCAACCACTACATCCTGCCGATCATCCAGGCCAACGCGTGGATCGACACCCTCGTCTACCGCCTCGACCAGGGCGGCTGGACACGCTGGCAGGGCCACGGCGGCACCGCTCTGGGCTTCACCCAGCGTTCAAGCCAGGGATCCCGGCGCCCCCAGTTGCTCAGCGCCAACGCCGCCCGCGTGGTCGACATGTCCGGGGCGTGGCAGCCGATCGCCACGATCAAGAACGACGCCGACGGCACCACCCAGCAGTTTCAGGTCACGACCCGCGACTACGCCTCCGGCCAGGCGTCCAACAGCAATTTCGTCAAGAAGCTGCGCGTGCGCTACGAGCTGGACGACGCCGGTGACGCCCCGACGATGCAGGCGTTCTACGGCTCCGGGCGCCTACTGACCTCCGGCCCATTGTGGGGCGCCGCGACGTGGGCCTCGTTCATCTGGGGCGGTTCGGCCAACCCCGGTTTCGTCCCACTGAAAGGCTCGGCGAATAATGGTGACGCCCCCGCCAATTCGGGGACCGACCCGTTCCCGTGGCTCGTCGGCCAGCAGGCCCCGAACTTCTACCGCTTCCGTCTCATCTGTAGCTCGCCCACCCCAAACCTCGTGATCCGCGAGGTCGACTCGTTCGTCCGCGTTAGGAGCCGACAGTAAATGGCGCTCGTCTCTCTCACCAGCATCACCAACGGCTCGCTCGCCGACGCGTCGGTGGTTATGGCGAACTACAACGCGATCGTCAACCAGATCAACGGCAACATCGACGGGGCGAATATCAAGAACGGCGTCATCACCGCCCCCAAGCTCGACACGTCGATCTCAGCCCTGTTCCTCGCCGCCGACGGCGTGAGCCGCAAGGTCGCCCAGGGCGGCTACCTGCTCACTTGGAACGGCGCGACGAGCAGCACGAACCTCGTCATCCCTCACGGCCTCCCGAGCGTGCCCAACCACATCATCACCACGAGCACCCTCGCCGGGTTCTCCCCGGTGCTCTGCAACGCCATCGCCGACGCCACGAACCTCACGATCAGCGTCGTCGTTCCAATCGGCGGCAGCCCGCCGAACCTCACCCAGACGACAATCTGGTGGGAGTGCTGGGTCTAGGTGTCCGCGTTCACCCACGAGCAGCAGTCCGAGCTTGGCCGCCTCCTCGCCGCCAACGAGGACCAGGGCGTCCAGGCCACCTTGATCCGCCAGCTTCAGGGCGCAACCCGTGGCCCGCCTGTCGTCACCGCGCTCCCCGCGAACCCCGCCGACGGGCAGGTCATCGACTACCTCGCCGACGCAACCAACGGCGTCGTCTGGCGCTTGAAGTACCGGGCCGCATCAGCGTCGGCGTTCAAGTGGGAGTTCGTCGGCGGCGGCTGGCTCTACGCCCACACGTTCGCCAACACGACCCAGGTGCTCCCCTCGACGGCGAACACCTGGCAGGACCTCACCGGCGCCCCGTCGCTCGTCAACCCGCTCGCGGGCGACTGGCGATTTCAGTTCGAGATCAACGCCGCCGGTAACCCGTCCGTCTCCTCGACCCAGGTTCAGGGCGCCGTCGGGATCGGCGCCGCCTCGGCCGGGTCCGCCGATGGCTCGGCCGGAGTGTCCAGCTCGTTCGCCGCCCAGTTCGACTACATGAACTTCGCCACCGTCCGCCGCGCGGTCGGCGTCGCGATCAACCAGACGTGGAAGCCCCGGATGGCGTCGGTTACCGCCAGCCTCTCCCTGTTCATCGGCGACATGTTCATGTTCCTGCAGCCCATCCGGGTCGGCTGATGGCGACCAAGACGAAAACGACCAAGCCGATCCACCAGGTCGCCCCGTCCAAGAAGCCGACGGCCAAGGGCTTCACTCCGTGGGTCGCTCCGACGACGGCGCCCGAGGGCTCCTACGACCCTCAGCTCGACGCCCAGGGCCAGACGCAGAGCCTCAACAACCTCTACCAGAACGAGGACTTCGGCACCGGCAACCAGCAGGCGCTCGATGACTACAACACGGCCATCGCCAACGCCGCGCAGGCCCACGGCTACACGCTCGCCGACCTGCAGACCGCCAGCAACCAGGATCTCGCCAACTACAACCTCGCCACCCAGAACCTCGGCCAGCAGTATCAGCGCCTCGGCGTCTCTCAGACCCAGAACGCCAACGCCGCAGGGGTAGGGGAGGGGGGAGCCCTCGTCGCCGCTCAGACGGCCCGCCAGGGCAACCAGAACCAGGCTCAGGGCGTCCTCGATACCAACGAGTCGCGCAGCCAGGCCGACATCACCCAGCGCGTCAATCGCGAGAACACGGCCTACGCCCAGAACCAGGCCGCCAACCAGACCAACTACGACCGGGGCGTCTCCTCGCGAGCCCAGACCAACGAGCGCGACAACGCCGCCAACACCCTGTTCAACCAGCAGCTCGGCACCCAGAAGGTCTACGCCGCATCGGCCAGCGGCCTGCTCCCCGGACCCCCGTCCAACGAGTTCACCACCCCCAAGGGAACGGCCTACCGCGTCGTCATCCACCAGGGGATCAAGTACCACCAGATGCCCGACGGCACTCTGCACGCGATCGGGAAGGCGTGAGCAATGGCAACCAAGACGAAAACCAAGACCAAGACCAAGACGTCCAGCGTCCCGGCCGCGTTCACCGCCGCCGGTGCCGCCGAAGCTCAGGCCCGCTACGGCCCCGAGATCGACGCGTTGAAGGTCATCGTCCAAAACGCCCAGGCCCAGCACGACCAGGCCGTCCACAACGCCCGCGTCGGCGCCCAGATCATCAGCGCCGCCGCCGGGAAGGCCAACGCCGCCCTGCCCGCCCAGTTCGCCGCCGCCCGAGCCCCGCTCCCCGGCCAGCCCGCACCGGCCGCCGGTGCCGAAGCCGACCTCGCCGCCCACAACCTCGGCCTGTCCCAGGGCGCGATCACCGGCCTGCTTGCCCAGGAGCCGATCCGAGCCCAGGAGGGCGCCGCCTACCAGGTGGCAAACGCCGACCGCACCCTCAACCAGGCGACCAACCAGGCCGGACAGCAGGCCGCCCAGCTTCAGGGTGAGTCGGGCGCCTACGCCGCCAGCCAGATCGCCTCGATGCTTTCCGACCAGGCCAAGCAGGATTTCACCGCCTCCCAGAACCAGGCGAACCGCGCGAACCAGGCGAACATCGCCGCCGGGAACAACCGGACGTCGGCCAACAACAACCTGCTCACCAATGAGACGTCGCAGAGCAACACGCAAGCCCGGATCACCGCCGCCGCCACCGCCAAGCAGCGCGCCGCCCAGGCCAAGAAGAACGCCGCCAACAAGGGCCGTCTCCCCGGCGGCGCCAAGCAGCTCGGACAGCCCGCCCAGAACGCGCTGGGGTCGGCCGTCCGTCTCGCCCGCCAGCAGGTCGCCGATTACGTCAACAGCGTCCGCTACGCCTACACCGACCCGAAAACCGGCGCCGTCACCCCGGCGCTGAACCGAGCCCAGATCAACGCGCAGATCGCCAAGGGCGTCCCCGGCTACACCCAGCACGAGCTGGTCACCGCCAAGAACGGCACGCAGCACTGGGTGGTCAAGATCGACCCCAAGACCGGCATTCCCGCCACCCAGCCGGGGATCAAGCCGATCACCCAGGACCTCGTGCGCAACGTCGTCCTCGACCAAATCCTCTACGGCGGCGTCACCCCAGTTACCGTAAGTAAGCTCCACCACGCGGGCTACAAGGTCGACCAGTTCGGCACGATCCTCGCCGCCCCCACCAGCAAGTCCGACCGACTCAACCGCGCGGGAGCCAGTTAGCAATGGGCGCCCTCGCCGGGGTCATCGCCGACCTCAAGAACATCGAGAAGAACGCCCCGAAGGCCAAGCCTCGCGCACCCCGTCGACCGCCGCAGCCCAAGCCCCCGACCGGCCAGCGGATCAACCACCGGGGCGGAATCTCCTCGACCGTCGGCGAGCCCAAGGCCGTCCAGCAGGCCACCCGCACCGTCCACGTCAAGGCCCACACCCGCCAGATTCCCGTCCGCCAGCCCAAGGTCACCCTCACCGGCGGCGCCCATCCCCTCGGCGCGCTCCGTAGCCCCGCCCGCGTCGTCGCAGCGATCCGGCCGACCGAGAAGAACATCGTCGTCCCCCGCCAGCCGAAGGTCCCGCGCAACGCCCCCGACTCCATTCGCGCCGCCGAGAGTGCCGCGATCAACAAGGCCCTGCTCGACGCCGGGATCCACACCCTCGACCAGGTCAAGGCCCTCCCCGCCCCCGCCCGCGCCGCCTACAACCGCGCCAACGCCCTGCAGGCCACGATCCACAAGGACCTCGCCGTCCACAAGGCCCTGACCGCCAAGCGCACGATCCTCCCCAAGGGCTACCACTACGACGGCGCCGGGAACCTCAAGGACCGCTCGAACCTGCCCGTCCCCGACGCCAGCGACATGCCCGCGATCCTCAAGGCCCCGCTCGTCAATACCAAGGGCCTCACCGTCCGCCAGGTCGCCAAGATCGGCGAAGCGCTCACCGCCCAGAACCGCGCCCAGGGCAAGAAGGCCCCGCCCGGCACCCACAAGGGCGGGAGCCTCCTCGCCACCCTGACCAACCCGAACAAGAGCATCGTCGGCGCGTTCATCAAGGGAACCGCCGCACTCGGCCCCGCCGCCAACCAGGCGATCGAGGCCGACAAGGCACTGAAGAAAACACTGATCGGCCGAGCCGTCGGCGACGCATTGGAGATCCCCACCGACGCGATCCCGACCGCCGCCGATGTCGTGGACGCCGGTATCTCGGCCGCCGGAGGCAACACCAAGCCGCTCAGCACGCTCGCCAAGGGCTTCGCCTACACCTACGAGCACCCCCGCAAGGCGTTCAAGGCCCACCCGCTCAACACCGCGCTCGCGTTCGCCCCAGTCCTCGGCGGCGTCGGACGGCTCGCCGGTCTCGCGGCTCGCTCCGGCGCACTCGGCGAAGCGGTCTCCAGCGCCGCCCAAACCGACCGGGCACCGCTGACGATCCTCAAGGAGGACGCGGGCACCGGCGGCGGCGACGAGACCAACGCCCTGCACGTCATCCGAAACCCCCGGTCCAAGAACCTGATGACCCACGGCCTGCAGGTCGCGACCGAGCGCACGATCGCCAAGGTCACCAAGTCCGACCCGAACATCGCCACCCCCAACCAGATCAAGGCGATCCTCCACGGCGGCTCACGGCTCGGACACGCCGCCGTCGAGAAGGGCATCCTCAACAAGAAGCTCGTCAGCGTCACCAAGCCCGGCCTCGCAGACCAGTTCGTCGGCGACCACGAGGTGCTGCGCCGCGCCGTCGCCCAGAAGAACACCGGCGCGATGGCCAAATCCCTCAAGGAGGTCACCAAGAAGTACGGCCCCGGCTCGGCCGACATCGTCCCGCTGATTACCGAGGGCATCGTCCGCAAGCCCGGCACCATCATCGAGGACCTCAACAAGGAGCTGGGGCGCCTCAAGGATGCCGCCGCCCACGGCGACCGCTCCCTGCGACCCCACCATCCCGGCGTCGCGTTGGACGGCGAGGAGCTGCAGACCAACCTCGACAACCAGGAGATCATCGAACACCTGCTCAAGAACCGCAAAATCGTGGACGATCCGCAGAAGGCGTTTGACGTCGCCGAGACCTACGGCCAGTGGTCTCACGACATGGGTGACCGGCTCGCCGAGCTGGGGGGGATCCGCCCCGAGCAGCAGCGCGCCGCCCTGTTCCCCGCCGCCCAAGCCCACGAGGATGCCGTCACCAGCGTTGAGGCCCGCCAACGCTGGCTCAATGCCCGCCACGACGAGAACGTGGCCCGTACGAAGGTCCGACAGCTCACCGAGGAAGGGGCTCCGACGAGGGAGATCGCCGCCGCCCAGGCCGACGTCGTGGCCGCCAAGGTTGAGCAGGTCCGCTGGCACCGCCTGCACCCCGAAGCCCGCGCCGAAATGACCGCCATCCGGGGCCGCGTCGCCGCGTCCAAGGTCAGGGTCAAGGAGGCCGACGCCACGGTGAAAGCCGCCCAGAAGCGCGTCGACAACATCATCGGCGAGCAGCGGACCAAGCGCAGCTCGCGGGGCGGCCCGGCGACCAAGGCCGAGGAGACCAAGCTCGGCAAGGCCCAGGCGAACCTCAAGACCGCCGAGGCCGCAGCCGCCGAACAGCACAGCATCCACGGGGACGTTCTCGCCAACGCCAAGACCCAGCTCAAGTTCCACAACACGCGCGAGATCACCGGCCTGCGCAAGCCGTCGGGCCTGCCGTACACCACCCCCGAGCTGCAGGACATTTTCACCAAGCACACCGGCCGCGCGCACCCCGGCTACCTGTCGCACGAACTGCCCCAGGAATGGAAGGGCTCCGTGTTTTCGCGCGCCGGTGGACGACCCGGCATCGCCCGCAACCGCCGCACCGGCGAGACATTCGCCCAGGGCACCTACCGCCGTGACGCCGAAACCCTCCTGCACCAGGTCTACCGCACCAGCAACCAGGTCTCCGGTCACCTGCGCGCCAACGCCCTCGTCCACCGCTTCGGCGTCGGCCGTTACGGCGACGAGGCGTCGGCGACCCAGGCCGCCAAGCGCCACAACGAGGCGGGCGGCCCGATCAAGTTCGTCGTCCATCACGTCGGCGCCGACCAGACCCTCGACGCGGCATCGCCGGGCATCCGGTCCTCCGAACCGATCAGCGCCGGTGAGCCCCACGACTTCGCCGAGACCAACAAGGACGTCCCGAAGTACACGCTGCTCCCCGAAGCCGTCGACTCGCGCATCGCCGAACACGACGCCCTCGCCACCCGTGGCCCGACCGTCGGCACCGTCCTGACATCCCAGTGGCGCAACACGGCCCTGTTCACGTCGCCGCGCTGGTTCCTCGGCACCCCCCAGGAGAACCTGATCCGCGCCGCATTCAACGACATCAGCCCCCTGTCGATGTTCGGCAAGGGCTCGGCCGCTCGCGCCGGGAAGATCGCCGTCCAGCAATGGCGAGAGGCCGCCGCCGACGCCAACCTCCCCGCCCACATCCGTCAGACCGCCGCCGCCAACGTCGCGCTATACGAGGCGGGCTCCCAGTACGGATCGCTGATGTCCACGATGCGACGCGGCGAAGAACTGCCGTGGGCCAAGACGAGTGTCCCTGGCCGCGCGACCGTCGGCGCGTGGGAGAAGTGGAAGGGCGGGCTCGGCGGGGTGATGCGCAACATGGAGCACAACATCCGCCAGTCGATGGTCGGCCGCCAGGCGATCCGCGAGACCGGCCAGTTCGGGCGCGCATGGACGAAAACCGTCGACCAGCAGGACAAGGTGATGCGCGACTGGGCCAACGGCAAGGTCGACCCCAACGAGGCCGCCGCGCTCACCCAGCGAATCTTCCGGATGGCCGGAAACTGGTCACACCTCACCCCCGACGTCAAACGCGCCGTCCAGCAATGGACCCCGTTCGGCCTGTGGTGGAAGAACAGCCTCGGATGGGTGTTCAAAGTCCTCCCGCAGGACCACCCGATCAAGCTCGCCATCATCGCCGCCGCCGTCGCCGGAGACCCCAAGAACAAGGGCCGCCTCTCCCAGCCCGGCTACCTCGGCGGCTCGTTCGGCACCACCCTCCCGTTCGTCGGCAGGGTCTCCGCGCAGCCCACCTACTACTCGCCGTTCGGCATCGCCGCCGAGCCCGGACAGACGATGGCCGACATGGTGGAACCCCAGGCCGGGGACGTCCTCGCCGCGCTCAAGGGCCAGGACCCGCTGACCGGCGATCCCGTCACGATGCCCGACGGCAGCGGCGGCCAGCGCGGACTCACCTCGATCGAACAGGCCGAATCGGTCCTCGGAGCTGTCGGCGCCGGATTCATCCCCGGAGCCCGCCAAGGCGCCCAGCTCCTCGAACAAGGCGGCAAGCCCCTCCCGACCGCCAACCTCGTCAGTGACGTCGCCAACCGGCTCGGCCTCATCGGACCCCAAACCCTTCCCGGCACCAAACGCTCGATCGAAGCGACCCTGTTCAAAATCCTGTCGCCGGTCAAGTTCTACTACGGCGCCCGCGCCACCCAGGCCGCCAAAGGCGCCGGGGCCATCACCGACCCCAGCGCCGGAGCACCCGCCAGCCCCGCCCAAGCCGCCCTCGCCCGAAGCCGAGGCCACATCGCCGGACCCAACCCCGTCACCGCCGCCCAAGCCGCCCTCGCCCGCTCCCGAGGCCACTACGCCGGGCCGACCATCACCCAAGCCCAAGCCGCACTCGGCCGCACCCCATAGGCGTGCTCGGCTGGGGGCTCGTCGCCGCGTTCATCGTCATCCTCGCCCTCATCGTCGCCGCCCTCGCGACCCTCCGATAACAAGCCGACCTGTTCACCCTCGATGCGGCAGTTTCAACCCGCCGCCCAGGCCGCAAGGATTTCTCCCTCCCGCCACGCCGGTCAACAAGCCAGGGGGGGACTCGCAACGCACCGGCCTCCCCCCCGTCCGCATTTCTAGAGCGACCGACAGCCATCGCTTCACCGCCCAGCACGAGTCATCCCCTCTGATGACGGCCCAGCAGGCCAGCCAACGGAATCCACCCGACATCCGGCCCACGATGCAAGCGACGGTTGGTCCGCCGCGTCGTGGGCGAGACCTACCGGCCGGGGTCGACCTCTACGTGCTGTAGGCGAACGGTGGTCGACAGGACGCGGGCGGCGAGCGATATGCTGTGTCCACGTCCTGTCGGCACAACAGGAACCTAGCGCTCCGGCCCGGCATCACCCCGGGCCGGAGCGTTTTTTTCTCCTGTCGCCACGCTAGCTGCGACAATTTCGTGCCGTGACGCTGACGCTCTCGTCCAACGAGCAGGAGTTCGTCAAGGCGCTGGCGCACCTCACCGGCCTGAACACCCGGACGCTGCAGGGCTGGGTCGCCAACGAGGAGGGCACCCGATCCAAGCCCGCCGGGCGCAACGATTACAACTTCCTGAACGTCGGCGTCACCGACAGCGGCCCCCTCTCGCTCGTCAACGACCGAAGCTGGAAATCGCC